CGATCGAGCTGTTGCGAGTCCCGGACAGCACGCGCAAGCGGGTGGATTTCATCTTGCTGGCGATCCAGCAAAGCACCGAGATTCGGGTGCACAACCGCAACGGCAATGTGTTGAAGCGGGCGCACATCATCGACCCTGAGCTGTACCACTGGAGTATTTCCCAGCTCCACGAGCTGGCGATTTCCCCGTGATGCTCCCCAAGGTCATCCGAGCGCTTGGCCTGGAGCCAGTGCCGGACGTGCACAACTGGCAGCGGTGGTGGTCGGCGAAGCTGGACGCGATGGCGATCGCGGTGGGCTCTATTGCTGTGGCCTACACGCAGCTGCCTCCCGACTGGCAAGCGGCGCTCCCGCATTGCTTGTTGACCGCCCTAGCGATCATCGGTTTGGTCATCAAGTCGGCCAGTTTGGTCATGCGCAGCGTGAAACAGCCGGACCTGCACGAGGACGAGCGATGAATCGCTGGCTGACGCTCGCCGCGTTCGTGGCTTGGACGGCCCTCGCATTCTGGATGGGGCGCGAGTGGCGCGACCGCAGCGCGGACCTAACCACGGCCACAAGCGAAACCGCAGCAGTCAAGGATTCCTTGACAGCTGAGCAAGGCGCCCGCGCGGTCGAGCACCAGCAGGCAGCAGCTACCCAGGGCGTCGCCGACAAGGCCGCCACCCGCAAGGACAAGATCGATGACGACTACGACGCGCGCATCAAGGCTGCTATTGCTGGCCGTGATTCTGAGCTTGGCGAGCTGCGCAAGCAGTGGGCCGGTTGCGAGACCGACCGTCTGTCCGGTGGTGCAGCCGCTGTCGCAGAAGCTGCAGAGCAAGACCGACTACGCCGGGCAAGTGCGGCACGAATTGTACGGGCCTGCGAACTCGCCCAGTCCGAGCGAGACGAAGTCATCGACCGGTACAACGTCGCAGCCGGCACCGGCCCAACACAAACCGTGACCCCGGCGGACCAGGTGAAGCCGTGAATATCGCTGTCGCCAGCTTTCGCCGAGCGCTGACCGGGTGCGGCGAATGGGAAGCACGCGAACGGCAGTGGGCTATGGCTGTACAGGCGGCCGTGGCAGAGGCAATGGACAGGCCAGAGAACGACCGGGCCATGAAGAGCGCCCGGGTGTCCTTACACGCGACCGGTCGCGCGGCGTTGCTGATCCGTCTGAGGGCTGGCCTTCCGTCGCTCGCCGATCAGTCCGAGCGGCTGGACCGCATGGCAGGCCGTGTCGGTGGAGTGGTAAGCCCGTGAGCAAGGTAGCCAAGGCCAAGCCGAAGGCCAGCAAGAGCCAGGGAGGGCGGCCGAGCCTGTACACCGCCGAGCTGGTGCAGACCATCGCCGACCGTCTGAGCAAGGGGGAGCCTATGGCGGTCATCTGCCGCGATGAGGGCATGCCTGCCTACCGGACCGTGAAGGACTGGATGGACAGTCGCCCCGAGGTTTCCGCAGTCATCGCGCGCGCACGCGAGGAAGGCTTCGACGTAATCGCCACGGACTGCCTGGATATCGCCGACGACGCGCGCAACGACTGGATGGAGCGCGCGGCAGACGGCGGCGACGAGGTGGCGCTGCAATTCAACGGCGAGCATGTCCAGCGGTCGAAGCTGCGGATAGAAACCCGGCTCAAGCTGCTGGCGAAGTGGGATAAGCGCTACGGCGACCGCCTGGCGGTGGACCACGACGTGGTCGGCAACCTGGCCGACAGGCTCAAGAAGGCACGTGAGCGCACTGCTGGCGGCTGATCCCGAGCAGGAGCTGATCGAGGCGGTCGCTTCGTTCCAGCATGACCCGCTGGGCTATGTGCTGTTCGCCTTCCCCTGGGGGGAGAAGGGCACGCCGCTGGAGGGGAAGTCGCTGCGGACCTGGCAGCGCAAGTTCCTAGACAAGGTGGGCAAGCGGCTGCGCGCTGGCGCTGTGGACGCCGGCGAGGTGATCCGCATGGCTCGCGCGTCCGGCCACGGCATCGGCAAGTCCGCGCTGGTGTCGATGCTCATCAAGTGGGCGTTCGACACGTTCGAGGACACCCGCGGCGTGGTGACGGCGAACACCGACCTGCAGCTGCGCACGAAGACGTGGGCCGAGGTATCGAAGTGGCACCAGATGAGCCTGACGCAGCACTGGGCGACGCTGACGGCCACGGCGCTTATCAGCAAGGCGCCCGGGCACGACAAGACCTGGCGCATAGACGCGGTGCCGTGGTCTGAGGGCAACACCGAGGCCTTCGCCGGCCTGCACAACGAGGGTAAGCGGCTGCTGCTGATCTTCGACGAGGCGTCCGCCATCGCCGACAAGGTCTGGGAAGTCGCCGAGGGTGCGCTGACAGACCTTGGCACCGAGATCATCTGGGCGGTGTTCGGCAACGCGACGCGCAACACCGGCGAGTTTCGCGAGTGCTTCCGCAAGCACGCCAGGCGCTGGGATCACGAGCAGATCGACAGCAGGACCGTCGAGGGCACGAACCTGGTCGAGCTGCAGGCAATGGTGGATGCCCATGGCGAGGACTCCGACCGGGTCAAGGTCCGAATCCGCGGCCTGTTCCCCTCGATGTCGGCCAAGCAGTTCATATCGCAGAAGGATGTGGATGCGGCCTACGGGCGGCACCTGCGGCCGGAGCAGTACAACTTCGCGCCGAAGATCCTGACGCTCGACCCCGCGTGGGAAGGCGACGATGAGCTGGTGTTCAGTCTGCGACAGGGGCTGATGTTCCGTGTCCTGCGCACGATGGCGAAGAACGACAACGACATCGTGATCGCCAACATCCTGGCGCAGATGGAAGACGAGCACCGCGCCGATGCGGTCTTCGTCGATTTCGGATACGGCACGGGCATTGTCTCCGCCGGTAAGACGATGGGCCGGACTTGGCGCCTGGTGAACTTCGCGGGCGAGGCTGGAGACAAGGGCTGCCTCAACAAGCGCGCCGAAATGTGGAAGCTGGCGCGCGACTGGCTCAAGGAGGGCGGCGCGATCGAGGAAGACCCGCAACTGCGCGACGAGCTGACGGCGCCGGAGACGGTGGCGCGTCTGGACGGAAAGATCCAGATCGAGAGCAAGAAGGACATGAAGAAGCGCGGCTTGCCGTCGCCGAACCGCGCCGACTCGCTGGTGCTGTCGTTCGCGTACCCGGTGCAGGCGCTGCCGCGCTTCCCGGATGGCACGCCGATGGCCAGCCGCGACCAAGACAGCTACGCCGCCGGCCAGTCCGACGGCCCGTATAACCCGATGAGGTAGCAAGCCCATGTGCAGCAGCAAGCCCAAGGTCAAGCCGGTGGCGAATGCCCCGGTGGTCGGCCCCGAGTCGATCGACGACGCCGCGGTCGCCGAGCGTGACCGCGAGCGCCAGCGGCAGCGCCAGCGGTATGGGGCGCGGTCCACGATCCTCGCCGGCGACACCAGCAGCGCCATGCCCACGGGCGCGGCCAAGACCGCGCTGGGGCAATAAGCGATGACCGATCTCGCCGAACTGCGGAAGCACTGCCAGCGCCGCAAGACGGCGATGCGCCTGGAACTGGACGACTGGCTGAGCGACTGGAAGCAGATTGCGGAATACATCGACCCGGCGCGCGGGCGCTTCCAAGAGAAGGATGGCAAGCCGCGCAAGCGCAACCGCGCGAAGATCATCAACAGCAAGGCCACGGAAGTGCTGCGCGTGATGACCGCGGGCATGACCTCGCACATGACCAGCAAGGCGCGGCCGTGGTTCAAGCTGTCCACGCCCGATGACGGAATCGGCGAGCTGTTCGGCGTCCGGGTCTGGCTGGACCAGGTGGCGCAGCTGATCCGCGACACGCTGGCGAAGTCGAATTTCTACAAGGCCATGCCGGTGGTGTACGCCGAGGACGGCTTGTTCGGTGTCGCGCCCATGCTGGTGCTGGAGGATCGCAACGAGGTGGTGCGGTTCTACTCGCTGACGGCTGGCACCTACGCGGTGGGCCTGGACGACCAGCAGCGCGTCAATGCCCTGTGGCGCTGCTACAAGAAGACCGCGCTACAGCTCAAGGAGCGTTACGGCGAGGAGAAGCTACCGCTGACTGTGAGGCAGGCGTTGGTGACCAATGGCGACCAGTCGTTCACCGTGGAATCCCTGATCGAGAAGAACCCCGACGAGCGCGCCGGCATGGGGCCGCTGGGCCTGCAGGCGCCGCAGTACCGGCCCTACCGCGAGGTGGTGTGGATCGAAGGCACAACGGCCGACGGGCACGGCATCCTCGACATCGGCGGGCACTACGAGGCGCCGTTCGTGGTCGCGCGGTGGAACCCGGTAGCCGAGGACATCTACTCGGCATCGCCGGCGCTGGACTGCCTGGGCGACATCAAGCAGCTTCAGTACCTGGAGGGCGAGAAGCTGCGGCTGATCGACCTGCTGGCCAAGCCGCCGCTTTCTATCCCTGAGTCGCTGCGCGCAAAGGGCGGTGCAAGCCTCAACCCAGGCGCGAAGACCTATCTTCCCGACGATGTGGCCAACGGCAAGGCCGAGGTTATGTACACGCCCAACTACGCGGCACTGCAGCAGGTGCGCGAAGAAATCCGCACCGTCGAAACCCGCATCGAGTCGGCGTTCTTCTACAACCTGTTCCTGATGCTGCAGCAGCTGGGCGACCAGACCGGCCGTACAGCGTTCGAGATCGAGGTGCGCCGCGACGAGAAGGCCACCGTGCTGGGGCCGACGCTGGAATCGCTGACCGACGAGGTGCTGGACCCGGTGGTGGTGCGCGTCTACCGCCTGCTGGAGCGGGCAGGGCAGATCCCGGACGCGCCGGAAGCGCTGAACCAGGTGCCGCTCAAGATCGAATACACGTCGATCCTCGCGCAGGCGCAGCGGGCCAGCAGCAGCGGCACGATCGAGCGCACGGTGCAGTTCTTCGGCGGCCTGGTTAAGGCAACCGGCAGCACCGACGTGCTCGACAAGCTGGACGTGGACCAGACCGTGGACGTGTACACCCGCGGCATCGACGCGCCGGCCTCCATGATCCGCTCCGACGACGCGGTCGCCGACATCCGCGAGCAGCGTGCGCAGCAGCAGCGCCTGGCGCAGATGGCGCAGCTGGCGCCGGCGCTCAAGGACGGCGCGCAGGCGGCCAAGGCGGCCAGTGACGCGGTGCCGCAGGAAGGCTCGATCGCGCAGACGCTCGGGGCCGCGCTGGCGGGGGCCGCTGCATGACCCATCCGCTGACCCGCAACGACGCGGCCGAGCGCGCGGCCACGCTGATCGAAGAGCAACAGATACGGCAGCTGCAGGACGACGTGCGCGCGACGCTCGATCAGCCTGCAGCCCGTCGCCTGGTCTGGGCGTTCGTCCAGGCGATGGGCATCGACAGCTCGCCGTTCAACACCAACGCCATGGCGCAGGCGCGCGCGATCGGCCGGCAGGAGGCCGCGCAGTGGTGGCTGGCAGCGATCCGCGACAACTGCCCGGAGCGCGAGTCGCAGATGCGCACCGAGGCGAACAAGGCCCAGAAACAGCTGCAGCAGCAGCTCAACGCAGCAGAGGAAACCGAAGATGACTACTGAAACCGCGACCGAAGCCGGCAATCAAAATCCCGGCGGAGGCGAGCAGGGCACCAACGACGCCGCGAAGCAGCAGGAGACGACGGCCACCGCGCCGGCCGGCTCCGAGGGTCAGGGTAGCGAAGGTGGTAAGTCCGGCGATGCCGGCGCGTCCAAGGAGGGCGAGAAGCCCACCGAGGGCAAGAAGGACGGCGAGGAGAAGCCCGCCGGTGCACCCGAGCAGTACGGTCAGTTCCAGGTGCCGGACGGCTTCGCGCTGGAGGGCAAGCGGCTGGACGTGGCCACCGAGTTCTTCAAGGCGAAAGGGTTCACGCAGGAGCAGGCCCAAGAGGCCATTGACCTGTATACCCGCGTCGCCGGCGAGGACGCGACCGCGTTGCAGACGGCGCTCGAAGCCCAGCGACAGCAGCAGATCGAAGAGTGGGGCACGCAGGCGAAAGCCCAGCTCGGCGACAAGTACGACGAGAAGGTCGGTCTGGCCCGCACCGCAGTCAAGGCGGTGAACAACCCGGCACTGGTCGCGGCATTCGAGGAACAGGGGTGGGGCAACCATCCCGCGCTCATCGAGGCGTTTTCGTTCTTCGGCGGCATCGCGCGCGACAGCGGCATGGATGGGCTGGGCGGCAGCACGTCCGCCGACAAGCCGCGCGACCTGGCCAGCAGGCTCTTCGGTTCGTAGTCACAACCCCTCGCAATACCCATCCCCAACCGCCGCAAGGCGGTTTTTCCGTTTAGGAGAACTGAAACATGGCAACCCTTCCCATCAACTCCGGCGCGGTCACGCTGCTGGACATCGCCAAGTCGACCGATCCGGATGGTTCGGTGTCCGCGGTGGCGGAGCTGCTGAACCAGAGCAACGAGATTCTGGACGACCTGGCCTGGATCGAGGGCAACCTGCCCACCGGCCACCAGGGCGCGATCCGCACCGGCCTGCCGTCGCCGACCTGGCGCAAGCTGTACGGCGGTGTCGCACCGAGCAAGTCGCTGCGCGCGACCGTCACCGACTCCTGCGGCATCCTGGAAGCGCGCTCCGAGATCGACCTGGACGTGGCCACCCTCAACGGCAACACCAACGAGTTCCGCCTGTCGGAAGCGCAGGCGTTCCTGGAGGGCATGAACCAGGGCTTCGGCGATGCGCTGATCTACGGCGACGTGACCAAGAACCCCGAGCAGTTCAACGGCCTGGCGGTTCGCTACAACACGATCACCCTCGCCAACTCCGAGGTGGCGAAGAACGTTATCTCGGCCGGTGGCTCGGGCAACTGCACGTCGGTGTGGCTGGTGGTGTCCGGCCCGAACACCATCCACGGCATCTACCCGAAGGGATCGAAGGTCGGCCTGAACCGCCAGGATCTCGGCGAGTTCGATGCGTTCGACGCCAACACTGCCCGCTTCCGCGCCATCGGCGACCTGTTCAAGTGGAAGTGCGGCCTGCACGTCAAGGACTGGCGCTACGTGGTGCGCATCGCGAATATCAGCATGGCCGACCTGCTGGCCGGTTCCGGCACGCAGGCCAACACCGCGGCCACATGGCTGCCCAAGCTGATGGTCAAGGCGATGGCGCGCATCCCGCAGGTCGGCATGGGCCGCCCGGCGTTCTACGCCTCGCGCACCGTCAAGGAAATGCTGGCCGTCGCCGCGCTCGACAAGTCCAACAACGCGCTGTCGATCCAGGACGCACTGTCGCAGTTCGGCAAGCCCGAGCCGGGCTTCGTCCGGTCCGGTGGCGTGAACGTGCTCGGCGTCCCGGTGCGGACCGTCGATCGCATCCTCGAAACCGAAAGCCCCCTGACCTGATCCGGAGAAATCTCAAATGGCATACATCGATTCCCAGCTGGAGTTCTCGGACGCGCAGGCTGTTCTCGCGACCGCGATCTCCACGAACGTCTACGACATCCTCACCATGCGCAAGGGCGGCTCCGCGGCGGCGGGGGATATCTCGCCCAATGCGCGCCTCGACCTGGGCAACGACGACACCGCGCCGTGGCTCATCGTCACCGTCAACACCGCCTATGTGGGTGGCACCTCGCTGACGGCCACCCTGGAAACGGCCGACGACGCCGCGCTGACCACCAACGCGACCGTGCTGGCCAGCTCCGGCGCGGTGCCGCTGGCGAACCTGACCGCCGGCGCACAGTTGCTCGCGATCAAGCTGCCGTCGGCACTGTACCGCCGCTACATCGGCCTGCGCTACACCATCGTGGGCACGATGACCGCCGGCGTCGTCGACGGCTACATCACCCTCGCCCCTCAGCAGAACCGGATCTACAAGTCCGGCTTCACCGTCCAGTAAGGAGCCGACATGGCAAACGAGAACAAGACCGAAAACCAGGAACCCGTCGAGGTGGTGGCGCTGGAGCGTGGCCACGATGGCAGCCAGATTCGCGAGGAGGGCGAGCGGTTCTATTTGCCCGCCGCGCGCCTGAAGGACGGCAGCACGTGGTTCGCGCGGCCGGAAGACATCGTCAAGGCGGCCGCCTCCACGAGCGTGCCGGCGGGCAAGAAGCCGCCGCCCGGCGCAGGGCCGAACCCGGCAGCTGGCTGATTGCCGCTTCAATCGCTGCAACGACACAGAGGGCGCCTTCGGGCGCCCTCTCCATTTCCGGGAGAAGGCGCAATGAAGCTGGTATCGATGAAGACCGCCCCGAGCGAGGAGGCGGCGGACAAGGGCAGCGAGTGCTGCGCGGGCGAGTACAAGGAACCCGACTATCCGTGGGGTCTGCGGCTGCGCCTGGAGGACGATCAGCTGAAGGCGCTGGGCTTGGCCAGCTTGCCGCCCGTGGGCGCGCCGATGGAGCTGCACGCGCTGGCACGGGTGATTTCGGTTTCTGAGGAGCAGGTCGACGGCAAGGCGAAGCGCTGCATGGAGCTGCAGGTGACCGATCTGGGGTTGCCTGAGCCGGCACCGCGCCCGATGGTCGATCGGCTCTACGGCCCGCGCGAGGTCTGAGCCATGCCCTCGCAGGTTTCGATCTTCAATCTGGCGATGGGCAAGCTCGGCAACGACGTGCCGATCGCCGCGCCCACCGACCGCTCCAAGGAGGCGCGCGCGTTCTCGCGGCTCTGGGAGCCGATGCGCGACCTGGTGCTGTCCGAGCGCAACTGGCCATGGGCCATCAAGGCGCAGCGCTTGGCGCTGGACGCCGAGGCCCCGCTGCCTGGCTGGACGTACCGCTACGCGCGCCCGGCGGACTGCATCACCGTTATCGCGGTGACCGACGACAACGGCCTGCGCTCGGTGCGACGGCTGTCGCGTTGGTGCTGCCGGGACAACGTGGCCGCGTACGTGCACGACTTCGAGCAGTGCGGCGGCGAGCAGGGCACGTGCCTGCTGTCCGACCTGCCGCTGGCCTGGCTGGTGTACGTGGCGCGCGTGGAAGACCCGCAGCGCTACCCGGCCAAGTTCGTGGACGCACTGGCCTGCAAGCTGGCGGAGGAGGCTGCGCCATCGCTGATCGGCGACAAGGGCCTGAACGCCAAGACCGGACTGAAACAGCTTTATCAGATGGCGCTATCCACCGCCGCGGCGCACGACTTCAACGAGTCGAACGAGGACGCCGAGCCGATGAGCGCCATGCAAGCGTCGAGGATCTGACGATGCGCTTTCTGCAACCAACGATGTCAGGTGGCGAGCTGTCGCCAGGCCTACAGGGGCGCACCGACCTGGTCCGCTACGCCACCAGCCTCAAGACCTGCCGCAACGTCATCACTAAGCCGACCGGCGGCTGCGCAAAGCGGCCGGGGTATCTGTTTCGCGGCGAGGTGAAGCACAGCGACCGGGACACCCGCATCATCGAGTTCGTCTACTCGACGCTGGTCAAGTACCTGATCGAGATGGGGGACGGCTATCTGCGCTTCTGGGTGAACGGCGCGCTGCTGCGCGATGGCAGCAACAACATCGTGGAGGTGACCACGCCGTACACCGGGACGCTGATCTACGACGTGCGGTTCACCCAGTCCGCCGACGTGCTCTACCTGGTGCATCCGCAGATCCCGCCGAAGGAATTGCGCAGGCTGTCGGCGACGTCGTTCGCGATGCGCGACTACGAGTTCCGCCGCGGCCCATTCCGGCCGTTCAACACCGACGAGGCCGCGACGATGGCGGTGTCCGCGGTGCAGGGGGTGGTGACCGTCACCGCCAACGTGTCCGCGTTCACCATCGACATGGTCGGGTCGCTGCTGTACCTCGAAGAGAAGGAGCTGCGCTCGGTCAAGCCGTGGGTCGCGGCCGAGAAGAACGTTCCGGTAGGCGCGCTGCGGCGCTCCGACAGCAAGGTCTATCGGTGTGTGAGCGTGCCGACGAGCCTGGGCAGCATGGGGACGCCGTACTACGTCGCCGGCGGCGTGCGGCCGGTGCATGACGTGGGCCGCGCCTTCGACGGGCCGCAGGACATCAAGGACGACGGCGTGAACAGCTACGCGGTCGGCGTCGAATGGGAATACGTGCACGGCGGTTTCGGGCTGGTGCAGATCACCGGCTACACCGACCAATACACCGTCACCGGCACCGTGATCGAGCGCATCCCCGACGGCATCGTCGGCACCGTGCCGCCGCCGGCCGCTGGCCCGTGGACGTTCAGCGGCGACGGCACCACGCTGCAATTCAGCATCCCCGGCGCGACCAGCACGTCGTATCTCGACTACACGGTGACCATCAACGGCGTGCCGGTGCAGTCGAATCCCTACTACCCAGGCGGCAGCGGCACCGGCGGTTCCAACACCGGCGGCATCGGCCGTAGCTCCAGCAGCGAGGTGGCGTGATGGCACAGGGTTGGACGATCAACGCAACGGCGGACAAGATCGATTTCTTCGAGCCGCCGCCCGTGGGCACCGGCAATGTGGTGGTGACCGAGTACGCGCGTGGCGCCGTCGGCGGCACCGACGTTTGGGCCGCCGGCGCCTGGTCCTACCGCTACGGCTATCCCGGTGAGGTGGAGTTCTACGCGGATCGGCTGTGGTTCGCTGGTTCGCCGACCGACCCGCAGACCGCCTGGGCGTCGAACATCGGCGACTACAACAACTTCGGCCGCAGCTCGCCGATCGTTGACAGCGACGCCGTGTCGTTCACGATCAACCTGCGCCAGGTGAACGCGATTCGCGACCTGGTGCCGCTGGACAACTTGCTGATCCTCACCAGCGGCAGCGTGTGCAAGATGACCACGGGTCAGGACGACGTGGTGACGCCCTCGACCGTGGGCGTCAAGCCGCAGTCCTACTACGGCACCAGCAAGGTGCAGGCCAAGGTGCTGGGCGAGTCGGCCATCTTCATCGAGGAGGCCGGCCAGAAGATCCGCGACCTGTCCTACCAGTTCGAGAAGGACGGGTTCCGCGGCAACGAAATCAGCATCTGGGCCGACCACCTCATCAAGGGGCACACGTTCCGCGGCATCGAGTCCGCGCCGGCGCCGTGGTCCGTGCTGTGGTTCCCGCGCGACGACGGGGTGCTGATCGGGTGCACCTACGTGCCCGAGCAGGAGGTGATCGGCTGGCACCGCCACGACACGCAGGGCGAGATCCTGGACATGTGCTGCCTGCCCAGCGCCGACGAAACGGAGACCTACGTGCTGGTGCGGCGCGTGGTCAATGGCGTGTCCAAGCAGTACATCGAGCAGATGGCGCCGACCCGGTACGCCACCCAGGCCGACTACCAGTACCTCGACAGCTGCCTTACCTACGACGGCCGCAACACCACCGACACGGCGATCACCATCACCAGCGCCGGGGATTGGACCGAGACGGCGGTGCTGACGCTCACAGCGAGCGCCGCGCTGTTCGTGGGCGCCGGCGACGTGGATGACGGCTTCGAGTTCTTCGCCGGCGATGAGCGCGCGCGGCTGCGCATCACCGAGTACGTCAGCGCCACACAGGTGCGCGCCTACTCGATCGGTACGCTGCCCGTCGCGATGCGGGGCACGCCGCTGCAGTCGTGGACCTTTCAGCGGAACACGATCAGCGGCCTGGACCACCTGGAGGGCTTGGAGGTGGTGGCGCTGGTCGACGGGAACGTGCATGCGCCGCGCACGGTGGCCGGCGGCACGATCACCCTGCAGGAGCCTGCCGGCGTCGCGCAGATCGGACTCAAGTACGCCGCGCACGTCGAAACCCTGGAGGCCAACAACCCAGGCGGCGAGTCCATCCGCGCGGCGAAGAAGCTGCCCTTCAAGGTGGACGTGCAGGTGCTGGAAACCCGCGGCATCTACATCGGCGCTTCGTTGGATCTACTCGATCCGGTGGAGCAGCGCGAGTTCGAGGACTACGACGAACCCACCGCGCCGTTCACCGGCGTCTTCACCAAGTCGATGTCCTGCCAGTGGGGCATGGACGCGGGGCACTTCCACCTGTTCTCCGACGACCCATTGCCGATGGAAATCCTGGCGCTGATCCCGTCCTATGCGATTTCGGACTGATGCGACGCGCCCAGATCGTCACCGCGACCCGCGACCACGCCGACATCATCGCCGCCAGCCCGCGGCCGGCCGACGTGGCCGAGCTGTGGGCTTCCAGTCGGGTCAGCCCCGCCGAAGCGATGCAGGCGGCAATGGAGGCGTCGCGCCACGCCTATACCGGCGTCTTCGATGGCGTGCCCGTGTGCATGTTCGGCGCAGCGCCGTATTCGATCCTGGGCGGCACCGGCACGCCATGGATGGTCGGGTCCACGGGACTGCAGCCGCTCGCCGCGCAGAAGGCGCTGGTGAAGCTGTCGCGGCCGGTGGTGGACTTCATGCAAGACGAGTTCCCCGAAATGCTGTTCAACCTCGTGGACGACCGCAACACGGCCGCCAAGCGCTGGCTGCGCTGGCTCGGTTTCACGATCAACGAGCCGATCACCTTTGGGCCGGACTCGCTGCCATTCCGCCCGTTCTATCGCCGGAGTCATCCCAATGTGTGAAATCACCACCGCCACCGCCGCGTGGCTTGCGATCGGCGCCACCGTCGCGACGGGCGTCTACACGGCCGACCAGCAGAAGAAGCAGGGCCAGGCAGAAGCGGAGATCGCCGCGAACAACGAGCGCCTCGCGCAGAACGAGGCCGACAACGCGAACGCCCAGGGCACCCGCGAGTCGGAGCAAGCGGCGTGGCGCACGCGCCAGCTCATCGGGCAGCAGCGCGCCGCCATCGCCGCCAACAACATCGACCCGACGCTGGGCACGCCGTCCGAGATCCTGGGCGAAACCGCGATGTTCGGCGAGGTGGATCAACAGACCATCCGCCAGAACGCCGCGCGCCAGGCCTGGGGATTCAATGCCCAGGCGACCAACTACGGCAACCAGGGGACGACCGCACGCTGGGCCGGCAAGGCGCAGGCAACGGGCACCATCCTGGGATCGCTATCGTCCAGCGCCGGCACCTACTACGGATCTAGGAAAGCAGCCTGATGGCAACGATCATCCCGCGCAGCCCAGGGCCGCAGGTACAGCAGCAGGCCGCGCCACAGGTGCGCAACACCGCGCAGGTGGACTACTCGCCGGCGATCCGCACAGGCCAGGTTATCGGCGGTGCCGTGGCCGACTTCGCCCAGCGCGAGAAGGAGAAAGCCGACCTGACCGCGCTCATGTCGGCGCGGCGCGAGCTGTCGGACTGGGAGGGGAGCACGTTCCGCCCAGACAACCCCGACGGCATCGCCAAGTACCAGGGCAAGGAATCGCTGAACGCGGCCAACGCGCTGCTGCCGGACCTGGACAATCACGTCTCCCAGATCCGGCAGCGCCTGACCCGCGACCAGCAGGCGAAGTTCGACCAGGTCGCCTACAGCTTCCGCGACTCGGTGCAGGGCCGGGTGACCGGCTACGCCGATCGCGAGTACACCGCCTACGAGAGCGCCGAGCGGAAGGCGACGCTGGAGAACATCGCGCAGGACTCGGTCAGCGCCGCAGTGTCCGGCGACTACGGCCTGGCCGAGACGCGCGTGCAGGAGGCGCTGGGCATCGCGCGCGCCGCTTACCAGACCCAGGGATTCGGCGAGGAAGCCATCAAGGCCAGCGAGCGCGGCATCGTGTCGTCGGTGCGCAAGCAAACGGTCGAAGGAATGATGACCCGCGACCCGTTCGCCGCGGAGGACTACTACCAGCGCTACGCGGACCAGATGACGCCGGAAGACCGTGCGGCCACTGAGCGCACGCTGCTGCCCTACGTCGAGGACCGCCAGGCCGATGCCGATGCGACGTGGGCCGAGCAGGGCGGCGCCGATCCTGACCGTGTGCCGGCCGCGCGCGGCAAGCCATCACCCGAGGTCGCCGCGGTGCTGGACGAAGCGGCCAAGAAGCATGACGTGCCGCGCGAATACCTCTACGCCCTCGCCGAGCAGGAATCCGGGTTCAACCCCAAGGCCAAGAACCCGGAGGCGCTGGACGACGGCGACCATGCGGAGGGCTTGTTCCAGTACCGGCGCACCACGTCGGCCGAGCTGGGCAACTTCGACCGATCCGACGCGCGTGCATCCGCCGACGCCGCGGCGCGCCAGCTCAAGGAGCGGATGGACAAGCACGGCCCCAGTTACGCGATTGCCGCGCACTTTGCCGGCGAAGGTGGCGCCGATGCCGTGGTGAACCGCGGCCGCACCGCCGAGAACCCCAAGACGGCGCTATACGTGCGCGAGGTGGGCGGCCGCGCCGCGCGCTGGCGGGCCGATGGCGCCGACCCTGGCACGGTGGCCGCGGCCGGCCCCGCCGCGTCCAAGGCGGACGCGCTGGAGCGGGTCAACGCGCTGGCCGACCCGCGCCGGCGCGTTGCCGCCGAGCGCCGCCTGAAAGACCGGTGGGAGGTGCAGAAGCTGCAGCGCGAGGACGCCGACAAGTCCACCGGCCTGGCGGTCTACGACAAGGTCACCCAGGCCGGCGCGACGACGCCGCTGTCGCAGATCCTGTCGCCTACCGAGATGGCGCTGGTCGGGCGCTCGGCCAGCCTCAACGAGTCCATCGAGCGGTTCCGCAAGCTGCAGGCCAGCGGCGCCATCGTCGAGGATGACCCGGTGACCGTCGATCGCCTCTACCGACTGCAGGCGACGGACCCGGGCGCGTTCGCGCGCACGAAGCTCGCCGAGTACGGGGACAAGCTGAGCGGCGCGACGATGAAGAAGCTGGCCGACGACCAGAAACAGGCCAGCAACGCGACCAAGCGCGCTGACTGGCTGACCGAGGACGAGCGCCTGAACACCGGGTTTCGCCTGGTCGGCATCGGCAAGGAAGGCGACGCCGTCGGCAAAGATTCGACCAAGAAGAACGAGCCGCGGGAGAAGCAGCGCGGCGAGTTCCGCATCGCCTACAACAACGCCATGACGACGCTGATGCAACAGAGCGGCCCCAAGAAGCCAACGCCGGAGGAGGCCGACGCGCTGGTGCGCAGCGTGGCGCGTCGGTTTAGCCAGCGCACCGCCGCCAAGACCACGGGCGTCTATTCCGTCGGCGAGCAGTACCAGCTGCAGATCACCGAGGCTGACCGCACCGCCGTGCGCGACGCCTACCGGGGCAAGTACGGCAGCGACCCGACCGACGCATGGATCACCCAGTACATCACCACGAAACGAGGCGCCGCGAAGTGACCGACAACCTGCTGGACGGATTCGACGAAATCGCCGACGGCATCGAGCAGGAGCGGCAGCAGCAGCTGCGCGCCGCGGCCGTCTCGACTGGCGCACCGAAGCCGGACGATGCCGCGCGCGCCAACACCATCGCCGAGCGCCGCGGCCTGCCGTTCGGCGTCGTGGCGGACAACCTGCAGGACTTCCACGAGCAGGACCGGCTCGAAAGCCTCGACGCCGTCGGCCAGCGCGCCCCGGTGGTGGGGCAGTTCCTGGCGGACCCGCGGCGCATGGCGCTGGCTGGCGACGAAGCGGAGGGCCTGGAAAAGCTGTCCGGCAGCTTGGACGGCTCGCGCGAGCCGGAGGACATGGGGTTCTTCCATCGCACGGTGCGCAACCTGCTGCCGATCAGCGACAGCACTTACAACGGCACCGTGGGCGCGACGCTCGACTACATGGGCGCTCGGTTTCAGGCCGCGGATGCGAAGGTGTTTTCCACGGCTGCGCAGTCGCTGGGGCGCGTGCTGACGTTCGCGAACACCGCCAACCGGCTGACTTCGGATATCTACCAGCGCGAGGCCGAGGCCGCAGCAGCGCGCGGCGACACCGCGCGGTCGGAAGCGCTGGCGCAGGCCGCGGGCCGCTATCGCGACCCGGCCGGTGTCGAGGGCTTCACCCAGAGCGCCCAGGCATTCACCCGCGATTTGACTGCGCAGCAGCAGGCGCTCGGCGCGCAGGTGCAGCGGCCGGCCAGCGTGGGCGCCGCGATCGACGCGCCGGGCAACTCGCTGCGCTACTACGGCGGCATGCTCGCCGACTCCGTCCCGGCCATGATCTTCGCGATGGCGACGCGCAACCCGGAGGCCGGCGCCGCGGTGATGGGCGGCACCACCGGCGTGCAGACCTATGCCGATCGGGTCAACGAGGGCGCGACCGACCTGCAGGCGCTGAAAGAGGGTGCGGCGCAGGGCGGGCTGGAAGCGGTCGGCTCTGTGATCCCGCTGTCCCACGCATTCGGCGGCGGCGCGCGCCGGTTCCTGACCACGCCACTGTCGGAGGCGCTGAGCGAAGGCGCGACGCAGGCCGCCCAGGTCGATGCCGAGGACTTGCTGCAGGGCAAGCAGACCCCGACCAGCGAGAAGCTGGCCCAGGTGCTGGACGCCATGATCGTGGGCGGGCCGATGGGCTTGATCGAGGCCGCCGGCGGCGGTGGGCCGTCGCATGCGCAGCAGCGCGTGTTCGGCGAGCAGATGCAGCAGGCGGTGGCCTCGACCGACCAGGCGGCGCAGCTGCAGGAGATCACCACCGCAGCGAAGGACAGCCGCCTCGTCGATCGCTCGCCGGCCGATGCCGAGGCGTTCGTTGAGGCGGCCGGCGCCGCCGACGCCACCGTCTACCTGCCCGCGGACGCCGTGGCCACGCTGTTCCAGTCCGCGCCCGGCGCGCTCGAGCAGGCGGTGGGCGGCCCCGAGGCGCTGGCCGAGCAGATGGCGCTCGGCGACATCTCGATCCCGATGGCGAAGTGGGTCAGCATCGTGTCCCGGCTGCCGAACGTCGACGAGATCCGGCGGCACGCGCGCCTGTCGGCCGACGGCCTGAGCGAGGTGGAGCTGGAGAATTTCAGCCCCGAAGGCATGGCGCAGGAGCTGGGCATCGGCAACGAGTCCACGGACGCCGCAGGAGCCGCGCCGGAGGCGGCCGCCCAGGTGCAGGCCGACGTGTACGCGCAGCTGCTGGCGACGCAGCGCTACACGCCCGCCCAGGCCGAGGCGCAGGCCAAGCTGTGGGGTGCCGCGTTCGGGCGCATCGGCCAGATGACCGGGCAGGATCCGCTCGCGCTCTACAAGCAGCGGATGGCCGGCATCGACACCGGCGCGGATACCGCGGCGGCGCCGGCGAAGACGTTCATGCAGCGGAGCATCGACGCGCTGCGCGGGCTGCTGGGGCGCCCGCGCGTGGCGCAGGACGCCAGGGGGCAGCAGACGATCGAGCGCGACGGCAGCGTGTACGCGCAGCGCGCGGGGAAGTGGCTGCTGACCGATGAGCAGGGCCAGCCCCGCGACTTCCTGACGCTCAACCAGGCCCAGGCCGCGGCGGAGGCTGCAGGCGGCGAGGTGGTGCAGGACGACCCGATCGAGGGGCAGCGGCAGACGTGGAGCGTCGCACTGCCTGATACCGCGGCGCGCGAGGTGCTGAGCGGCGATATCGTGTCCCTCTACCAGGGGCCGGCCGATCCGAATGCGCCGGACCTGGATTTCGGCGACCGCACCGATGAGCAGCTGTCCAGCGAGTACGCGGCGCTACCATCCACCGATGGTGGGCGGATCATCGACACCGACATGGTGCGCGAGCTGTCGCCCGAGTACCGTGCCGACCGCAGCCTGTCGCCGCGCATCCACCGTGCCGCCAGCACGCTGACGCGGGGCCTGTTCGCCCAGGCCTTGGCCGGGCCGGTCGCCGAGGGGCGCGATCCCGTTGTCGTCTTCACCGCTGGCGGTGGCGGCTCGGGCAAGTCCACGGCGATCAAGGCGGTGCTGGGCGACCGCAACGCCGACATCACCCTGGACGGCACGCTGTCGAATCTGGAGCGCGCGCGCAGCGACGTGGCCGCGGCGCTGGCTTCCGGCCGGAACGTCGAAATCCGATACGTCTACCGGTCGCCGCGGAACTCGGTCGAGGGCGCCATCGGCCGGGCGATCCGAACTGGGCGGCCTGTCCCGGTTTCCGTGCTGGCCGAAGCCCACGCCAATGCCCCCAAGGTGGTTCGAGCGCTGGCGCAGGAGTACACTGAGGACGGCCGAGTTTCGATCACCGCGATCAACAACGACGGCCCCATGGGGACCGCATTCGAGATTCCCATCGAGGAGATACCCGATGTCAACCAACGCAGTGCAGAACGCACATTCCGAGCAGCCCTCGATGACGCCCGCAGCGCCGGCCGCGTCAGCCCCGAACTCTACGCCGCTTTCGGGGGAAGCCCGGAGGCAGCAGCGCCTGCAGGAGCAGCAGCAGACGGGAGCCTGGACGGTGACGCCGCAGGAGCTGGACGAGTCGAGCCAGCGAGCGCAGGACTTCGTGGACGCCCTCAACCGGGGCGCACTCAACGGCGTCGAAACGCCGTAGCAGCTGACCAGAACCCCGCCGGCGGCGGGGTTTCTGATTCTGGGGACAACCGCGGCCGGATCGACGTATTCCCCGACCAGCGCATGGCGATCAGCCTGTTTGAGAACGCGGACCTGTCCACGTTCCTGCACGAATCTGGGCACTTCTTCCTTGAGGTCTACCGCGACGCCGCCGCCGCCGAGAGCGCGACGCCGCAGTTTCGTGCCGACTTCGATGCGCTGCTGGGCTGGCTGGGCGTGGACTCGCCGGACAAGATCGGCGTCGATCAGCACGAGCAGTTCGCGCGCGGCTTCGAGGCATATTTGGCCGAGGGGCGCGCGCCGTCGCCTGAGCTGCAGTCCGTGTTCTCGCAGTTCCGGGCCTGGCTGCTGGGCGTGTACCGCACGCTGACCCGCCTCAACGTGCAGCTGACCGACGAGGTGCGCGGCGTGTTTGACCGCATGCTGGCGACCGAGACGGAGATCGAGGTGGCGCAGGCAAAGGTCGGGCTGCAGCCGCTGGCGCGCGACGCCAGCGAGGCGAAGCAGCTGGGCCTCACCGAGAAGCAATTCGCCGACTACCAGCGCCTGCTGGCGGCGTCGGCCGAGGAAGCCCGGGCCGAGGTCCAGCAGAAGCTGGAGGACGCCCACCACCGGGAACGCGAGGTGTGGTGGAAGGACGAATCGGCCAAGGTGCGCGCGGAGGTTGAGGCGGAGACGGAAGCGCTGCCGGCCGTGCGTGCGCGCCGGATCCTGACCGGCCGCGCCGAGGCCGCCGGCGAGCCAGTGCCGGCGCACCTGCAGGGGTTGAAGCTGGACCGCGCGGCACTGGTCGCCGACTACGGCGCCCGCCACCTCAAGAAGCTGGGCCGGGTCTTCGTGCGCGAGGGCGGCGTGCACCCGGACGAGGCCGCGGCGCTGCTGGGGTTCTCTTCCGGCGACGACCTGGTGCAGAACCTGTGGGTGGTCGATCAGACACTGGCGGCGGTGCCGGACGAAGTGCGCCGGCGCATGCACGAACGGCACGGTAACCCGATGACCGACGGCACGCTGCCGGAGCTGGCGCTGGAAGCCGTGCACAACAGCAAGCGGGTGCAGGTGCTCGATCGCGAACTGGCGGTGCTGGCGCAGCTGGCCGGAGAGCCGCGGCCGAACCGGCGCGAGCTGCGCGCCGTGGCCGAGGACGTGGTGGCGCGTAAGACCGATCGGCAGATCAAGCCGAACGGCTACCTTGCCGCCGAGCGCCGCGCCGCAGCGGATTCAGCGCGCGCGGCCGCCGCCAAGGACTATGCCGCCGCCCTGCTGGCGAAGCGTCGCCAGGCGCTCAATGCGGCGCTGTACGCGGCCGCGCGCCGCGCCAAGGACGAGATCGCCAGCAAGGCGTCGGACATCCGCAAGCAGAGCGAGGGCAAGGCGCGCGAGCGCCTGGGCAAAGCTGGTGCCGACTACCTCGAAGCGATGGATGCGCTGACCGAGGCATTCGAGTTCCGGCCGGTGTCCGGGCGCGAGGTGGTGCGCCGGCAGTCGCTGCGCGCGTGGGTGGAGGCCCGCCAGGCCGACGACGACCTGACCGCCATCACCGATGCGCTGCTGTCGCGCGTGGAGGCCGAGCGTGTCACCAACTACCAGGACATGACGCTCGCCGAGCTGCGGGAGCTGCACGAAGCGGTGACGAACATCGCGCACCTGGCCCGGCTCAAGAACGAGTTGCTGAAAGGGAAGGACAAGCGCGAATGGGAGGAGGCGCAGGCCGAGCTGGCCAACTCGATCCGCAGCGCGCTCGACGCCGGTAAGCCGCTGCCGTTCTCCGATCAAGACCGCACGTTGCTGCAGAGCGTGGGCGGCGCCTACGAGGGGCTGCTGGACTGGGTGCTACGACCGGAAACCGTCGTCGAGTGGCTGGACGGTGGCGAGGCCGGCCCCTGGCATGACTACCTGTGGAACCAGGCCGAGGCTGCGCAGCAGCTGCGGATCGAGTACCGCAACAAGGTGGGCGGCATGCTGGTGGAAATGTCCAACGCGATGACCAAGGAGCAACGCGCGGACCTGCAGCGGAAGGTGTTCATCCGCGGCCTGGGCCGCTCGATGTCGCGCAACACGATCATCGCGGCAGCGCTGAACATGGGCAACGCTGGCAACCGCGACAAGCTGATGCGCGGCGGCTATTTGGTTGATGGTCAGACCCATCGGTTCACGCACGGAGACATCGCCGAAATGCTGGGGCACCTGACGCCGGCCGACGGCCAGATGATCCAGCGGATTTGGGACGCTGTCGATTCGCTGTGGCCGGACATCGAAGCGCAGCAGAAGCGACTTTCCGGCGTGGCGCCGGAGCGCATCGAGCCGACACCGCTGATCTTCTCCGGCGCCGACGGCGCGCAGATCAGCCTGCGCGGCGGCTACTACCCGGCGGTGTACGACCCCCGGGCCTCGCGCGGCGGCACGCAGCAGGCGCGCGCGGCGGAGGAGCGGGTGATGGGCGGGACGTTCTCACGCGCCATGACCAGCAAGGGCCACACGAAGGAGCGCACCGAGTACGTCGCGCCGATGCTGCTGGACTACCACGCCGTGCTGTCCCGCCACCTCAACGACGTAATCACCGACCTGTCGCACCGTGGCTACGTCAAGCAGGCGCTGCGCGTGCTGGAAGACGGCGAGCTGAAAGGCCTCATCATGGAGCGCGTCTCCGAGGGCGCCTATCACGCGCTCTACGGCAGCGTGAAAAACTCGGTGGCCGGCGCGTCGGTCGCGGAACCCGGCTCCAAGATGGTCGAGAAGATCGGCGACGCGGTGCTGACCAACACGTCCGTGGCGGCGCTGGGCTTCCGCATCCCGCTGGTGCTGGCCAACTCGGTGGTGGCGCCGATCCAAGCGGCGGCGCGCGTCGATACGAAGTACCTGGCTAGCGGTTACATCGCCTACTACCGCAACCCAGCCGCGGCGACGCGCACCATCCACGCCCTGTCGCCTTTCATGGCGGAGCGCGCCGACTCGCTCGATTCGACCTACCAGCAGGTGCTGGGCAAGCTGACCGGCAAGAAGGGCATTCGTGCGGCGGCCATGAAGATGGCAATGGAGGTGCACCGCTGGGTGGTGCCGCTGGCGGAGCGCGCTATCTGGCTCGGTCGCTACCAGCAGGCCCAGGCCGAAGGCGCTGGCGTCGCCGGCGCGGTGCTGCTGGCGAACAAGGCCATCCGCATGACGCAGCAGGCCGGCGCGCCGAAAGATCTATCCGCCGCCGAGCGCGATCCGCGTTACAAGTGGGTCCGCATGTTCATCGGCCCCATGGTCATCATGAACAACCGCCTGCAGGAATCGGGGTTGCGTGGCCTGTACCTGGGCCGCGTCCAGTCGCCGGCGCGCGCGCTGGGCACCTGGCTATCGGCTGCGGTGCTGTCCAATGCGGTGTTCGAGATCCTGATGGGGCGCGGTCCCGACGATGACGACGACGACGGAAAGGGCGCGGAGGACTGGGCGCCGTGGCTGGCCCGCAAGTCGCTGCTGTTCCCGTTCCAGACCTTCCCGCTGCTGCGCGACGTGGCATCCGGGATCGACGCGATGATCGAGGGCAAGCCGTCGTCAAGCCGGCCCAATCCGCTAGTGGACGCCGGCGTGGCGCTGACCAAGTTCGGCCAGGCGGCATGGAACGAGACGCACGACTGGTTCGCGGAGGACGACGAGGTGGACGCCGAGAAGCTGGTCAAGACCGGCGTGCGCGCGGCGGGGCCGTTGACTGGCATCCCGAGCAACCAGATGCTGACCACTGGCGAATATCTCTACGACGTGGGAACCGGCCAGTACACGCCGGACAACCCGGCCGAGGCCGCGGCCTACCTCATGTACCGCCGCCCGCGCGACAAACAGTAACCCGACCCTGCCGCCACCACCAAGGACCGCCACGTGCGGGCTTTCTGCTTTGGAGCATCCATGACCATCACCGCAAACGATCGACGCAAGACCTACCAGGGCAACGGCGTGGCCACCGACTTCACCGGGCCGCGCGCGTTCACTGCAAGCCACGTGCTGGTCTTCGTCGGCACCGCTCCGAACTACGCGCTTATCCCCGGCTCGCAATACACCGTGTCTGGGGCGGGCATGGCGTCGCCGCAGACAGTCGTCAAGTTCAACACCGCGCCAGCGCTGAACGCGGACATCCTGATTCTGCGGCTGGTGCCTTACGACCAGCCCACCGACATCACGAATCAAGGCCGGTTCTTGCCGGAGCTGCACGAGGGTGCTTTCGACTACCGCGTGATGCAGATCCAGCAGCTTGCCGATGGGTCGCTGTCGCTAGTGCTGGACCCGGATTCTGGCGAGTTCGTGTGGGATGCGAAGGGCATGCGCATCGTGCGCGTGGGCAACGCGGTGGCCGACACGGACGCGGTGAACCTGGGCACGCTCTACACCTACGTCGAGCAGATCCAGAACGGGGGCGGCGCGGTGGGCGTGGCGCCGAAGTCGTGGGGCTGGGTCGGCGATGGCGTCACCACTGCCTTTGCAATCCCCGGCGCCGATGTCAGCGATCCGCTGTTCTACGACGGCGCGATGGAAGCGACGGCCGGTGCCGGGGACTACCAGGTCATGCGGCCGACCGAAGATTTCAGCGTCAGTATCGCGATCGATACCGACGATTCCATGATTCGATTCCCAACGGCGCCGGCTGCAGGACAGCGCGCCTTTGCGATCCTGCGCGGCTACGCGCGCCCCTACACCGGTGCCAATCCGATCTACACCACCGCACCGCGCATCGTGCACCTGACCGACACGGCGCTGACCGTCGATGGCACCTATCAGAACACGCTGATCTTGGCCGAGTCCGCAGGGGCCACCACGATCACCATCCGCAAGAACACCGGCGCGGCGAACGACTGGACGGACGGCGAGTATTTCAGCGTCTGCCAGATCGGCATCGGCAAGGTGACGCTGGCGATCCAGAGCGGCGGCGCCCTGGTCGCGCCGGAAAGCTTCACCCTGCAGAGCCGCGGGTTGAACTCGATCGTGAGCGCGAGCTGCACAATCGCCGCGTCGGACACCTGGCGCGCGGCCGGCGACCTGCTGCGCCAGGCGCTCACGCCGGAGCTGCAGCACATCGCGATCGACGACCGTAGCGTGCTGATCGGCACCAACATCGCCGCCGGCACCGGCAAAGCATCGTTCTTCATGCCCTACGGGTTCGTGTTGAACTCCGTCGCCACCAGCGGGTGCTATGCGACCCTGGCCGTTGCCCAGACCGCCGGCGCGGTGGTCACGGTGGACGTGAACCGGAACGGGACCAGCATCCTCGCCACCAAGCTGACGTTCGACAATGCCGAGCGCACCACCCTGACCGCGGCGACGCCGCCCGTGTACGCGGCCGGCGGCGACGTGCTCTATGCCGGGGACGAGATCACCATCGACGTGGACCAGGTCGGCACCGCCCTGGCCAAGGGCCTGACCGTGTACCTGGTCGGGCAGAGGGCTTCGTGATGTCGGCACGCATCTACGATCGACCGGATCTCGACCAGCGGCGCCACGCACCGGCACTGTACGTCGATGGCGCCCTGGCCAACGCCAAGCCGCTGATCGCCTACGAGGGCCGGCTGCAGATCCACAACGCCATCGGCGCGTGCACGGTTTCGCAGATCGCCGGCAGCACGCTGCCACCCGGCTCGCAGATCTACGTTGACCAAGCGACGAGCCAGGTTGTGGTCGCCTGGCCGGCCTACAACTCCAGCGTCACGCCGCTGACCAATCCCGGTTTCGAGGCGGGGAATCTCGGCGGGTGGAACGTCACCCTGACGGGGCAGCAGAGCAAAGCGCCCAAGACGATCGAGGTGTCGGCCGGCCGGCCGCACAGCGGCAGCTACAGCGGGCACTACGTCGGCGAGCAGGGCATCGGGCATGCCGGCGGCATCGAGGCCGTGTGGGAGAACGGCACCGAGGGCGCCTGCTACCCGATGCAGCGAGTGACGGCCAACGCCTTCGTTGCGCTGGACGACACCAGCCAGTCGCAGAACCGCGGCCGCGTGCGCCTGAATTGGTACGACGCGGGCGGTACGCTGGTCGGCACCAGCGACGGCGACCTGATCCGCGGCAACGACTCCAGCTACCGGCAATCGCAGGTGCGCGGCCTCGCGCCGGCGGCGGCCAAGAAGTGCAAGCTGGCCGTCTGGGTCGCCGCGAATTATTCCGGCGGCGTCTACTTCGACGACGTGTCCTGGGACTTGCCGTCGGTGATCGGGATCAACTACAGCGTCACGCTGAGCCTGTCGCTGCTGGTTACCGATTCGGCCGGCCGCAGCTTCATCTGGAAAGGACAGATCATCGTCACGCCCGTCTATTGGGATGGAACGTGGAGCTATTTTAATCGTTCGCCGGTGCCTTGGTGGACGGACATTTATTACGTGGACGACTGGGATTTGTGGGTCGGGTTTAATCTCAATGAAATGTACTCTAGCGTAGACGGAGTCTCGTGGACACTGCGCGCATCCGCTAATGGCGGTGCGTACATGACCGGTGGCGCGTTTGCATTCTCTCATTCCCTTGGGAGGCTGGTTCTTGCATATAACGGAAACCTCGGGTACGTCTCAAATAAAACAACAATGGCGCTAACTGCCGGCACTGGTGTCGGCGGCGATGGGTCGAATGGATCCGCTTTGTGGGTGGAGCATCTTCAGAAGTTTTTTTGCAGCAATAGGTTCGGTTGCAACAGGTCTTCGGACGGGATCGCCTGGGCATTTTCCGCATATCCAAATGCCCAATACAACAATGCGACCCGCTTGGCTTGGGATGACTTTAATAAGAAACTGGTTCTCCCGTGCCAGAATGGAATTACTTACAGCAGCAGCGATGGAATTACGTGGGCAGCCGTAGGCACGCACCCATTTGTAAATAACGACCAAATGAAATGTATTTTTTATTCTGCGAATTTGAAAGCTTTGCTGTTTATGGTTCAGCAAGGACTTACTACGACGAGCATTTACATTTCGTATGATGCTGGCGCCAACTGGGCTCCATTTCTTCCATATTCAGGGACTTTCGCCACAGGCGGCGTATTCGCTGAATCCACAGATATTGGCGATTTTGTTTGTATGTGGGACGCCGGGTACTGGGGAAGGTATAAGGATGGTTCGTGGACATTCGGAAGGCATATCGTTACGGCCGGAAGTTATACAAACCTCGCTTATTCAAAAAAGCTTGGCTATTACCTAGCCATGCTCGGCAACGCCGGCGGAGCGAGTGGCATTGCAAAATCCAACTCGTCCGCATAGGCCAGCGCAGGCGCCGCTACTTCCCGAAGGTGAAGGTGAAGCGCTCGCTGCCAAGGTCGCCGTATCCGTTGCCCTGGCGGCCAGTCGAGACGAATTGGAAGGGGCCGGATCGGCCGTCGTCGCAGTTGAACACGCCGCCGCCGCGGCGCTGTTCGGCATAGACGAAGTTCCCCCGGCAAGTCGTGCCCTTGCTGGACAGCAGCGTGAGAGTGCCGCCGCCGCTCATGCCGCCGGTAGCGGTGCCGGTGAACGTCTCGGTGGAGTTCTGGACCTGGCCGCGCACCGGTAGCGTGATGCTGCAGGCGCCCAGCAGGGAGGCAGTGGTGACGATCAGGGTAAGGCGTGGCAGATGCATGGCTGTGGTCCGTCGCGGCCGGTGGGATGCGATGGATACCACAGCAGCCGGTGCAGCGCCACGGGCTCGGGCGGCGGCCTGGGTCGGAGGTTTCCTACAGCGCATCGCGGCGGGGTCTGATAGTCGCTGCGTGGTGCCCGCAGCATCCTATCGGTGCCGGACGCGGGTGCCAGTGAGGCCGCTCAACCCGCGGGCGCCTGAGCAGCGCCAGGCCGGCAACCTGAAACCTTCAGCAGGCGGTCTCGGCCGGTGCGACGGCCGCCGATAGCATGACGGCCATGCGCTATGACCTGCCTCCAGACATCGCCTGGGACGCCACCGACCAATGGGGCAGGGACTGGCTCAAGTGCGGCCACGGGATCGTCGCCAGCGTGAGCCAGACCGCGATCCGTGGGATCTGGATTGCAAACGTAAACAGGCATGATGAGGTTGCGTCGTGCCCCTATGCCTATTTTCGTACGCGCCGCGCCGCCATGCGCTCAGTTGAGCGCTGGGCCTGCGCTCACGCCGCGCGCCTACGCCGGGAGATTGCGACCGGTGCGCGGAAGCGAACGGAGGTGCCGCCAACCCGGGAGGAGAAGCGGCGGGCAAGGCAGATGCGGGGCTAACTAGCGCTGCCTTCTTCGGCTGGGTCCGGCATGGTTACCCGCAGCCTGCTCGAACCCGAGGAACTTCGCCGCTATCTAGGTAGACATTTATCGCTAGTAGGAGAAGTCCTACAGACGAGGAGGCACCGCGGCGCTACTATAACGCATTAAGGGGAGCTTTTGCTTACGAAGGGGGCCGAGTGCGTTACCAAGTTTCCATCCGGTGGTATAACGTAAAAGCGTGCGGGTATTTTAAGTGGGGTGATCCTGACGCATGTCAGTTTGGTTCTCTGTCCTACTTGATGAGCGAGCTTTCACACTTCGCGACAAATAAGCGCCTGATTGATACCAGGCTCGCTAAAGACACGCGGAGCCTCAAAACGTACCTCGCAGGCGTTTCCGAGCATAATGGCGTATACGTTGTTGCTCTCTGGAACGAAGTCCAGAATACTGGCAATGCAATTAATTCCCTCCCGGGCGATGCTACAGTTGGTAGTGCGAGGGCAGTGCGGACGCGCGTGGCAAAAGGTAATATTCCAGGTTACCCCACGTACTTTGTAGCTATCCCTGCTGATGAATTGATCGGGACATTGCGCGTCATCGATAATATCCCCGGCCTTGATGCGTTCAGGTCTTACATGGGGAACTTTCTCGAAGGGAGCACTCGGGCGGCTGTAGTTGAACTGGTCGGAGGCGAGGTTCAGATCGCTGGTTACCGCAGAGCTAAAGGACGGCAGGTCGAGCCGCTACACCCTCGGTTTTCGCTTCAGGTCAGACGTAATCGCGATCAGGCCGAGATGCTGAGAACAAATGCAAGTCGGGTCCGGAAGGTCGTGCGGGTTCGGGAGTTGGACGTAGTCGCCAACCCAAGCGATTTCACGATCTGGCAGGAGTTCATGGTCAAGCTTGGACTGCCGGCAACGGCCGCCACAAAAGAGGAGATGAGAATCAAATATGAGGTGGACATAAACCAAGACGAGGCGGCAGTGATTCGCCTTATTAATGAAAATGAGAATATTGTAGTAGCAAAGGAAAATGACTATGGCTTTATTCTGCAGGGCGACGCTGAAACGCACTGGCTCAGTAATGCGATAGCTGGCGGAAAATTAGAGATTGAGGTGAACGGAGTTAACGGAGTTTTTCAAGCGGACGTGCTATCATCTGCTCTAGGTAGAAGGAAGTCGGTTTTGCGGGCGCTTGCTAAACTCTGACCCAGAGGAATACCATGAGTAAACTACTGAGGTCGCTTCTTCTAATTTTTGCATTCTTGGCGGTTGTGTGCGCAGCACTATACGGCAGGAAAATACCCTTTGCTCAGCAATGGCCGGTATTTGAGGCGCTCAGAACAACTGCTTCGATCGTCTTTGCGGTGGTTGGCGCCTGGATGGCGATTGCGTATCCGGAGCGGCTTAAGCTTTCGCTCCGCGGCGAGAGTCGAAACACGGCTCCTGTACCGCGTATGGCTGCTTTGCTCACCCCCATTACCCATTCGACGGTGATTTTGGCGATCGTTCTGCTTGTTGGGGTGGTCGCCCCCGTGTTACGTAGCATGCCAGTAGCCAGAGAGCACCTAGAGTGGTTCAGAGCAGCGTCTTACGCAATGGCAACCGGTCTCACACTATGGCAAGTAGCGATCGTTCTTCTGACGCTGAGGCCGGCGGATGGAGTCAAGCGCTCGGATGACCTTGCTCACGCTACTCAGCGGCGACTACAAAGTGTATTTGGGAATAGCGACTCTGAGTGAGGCGA